ATGGCATCAGGCAGATAAGGAAGGATAAGATAAAGAGAGCAATCGACCGTATCGAGGAGGATAAGAGAGTTATAGCGACGTATGACCGTCAATTACACATTAAAAACCTCAATGCTCTTCTAACTGCCCTGAGTGTAAAAGTCAATGAAGGCAACATATCAGCCATTAGAGCTGCAAACTCTATTCTAAGCGAGATTGGTGCCTCTACAGGCCTACACTCACAGACTATCAACAATAAAAAGGTTGACGCTATTAAGCTGACTGAAGACGAAGAGAAGGCTATCGAGGGTCTTAACGAGACTTTCAAGCGCAGATTAGCGGAAAGGACGGGATAAAATGAAAACATCGGTTGTAAGTCCTTTCCTGGCAATGAGAAAAGAAAAGAATGCTTATCACGAGGGGGGGGCATCGGGGAAAGGGTACGGCAGAGTGTGTATATACCAACCATTCCCTATATTATTACATTTTCAACATACGTTAAGATAGGTAAGGAAGAATTATGAAGTGTAAATACAAAAGTAGATACGACCCAATAGAAGTCCCAACTACATGTTTTATCAGAATACTCAGAGGCGATACTTGGTATGAGATGAGTCCGCTTATGTCTTCAATATCAAGGTCAAGAGAAATAATCTCTCGTTTAAGGCGTAAGGGAAGAACAGTGAACGCTCGATGGTTGTCGGGCATGGGATTGGGTTTATGAGCTTAGATGATAAAATAGGTACTTGGTTTGATAATCATTTTAATATAATTATGGCAGTTTCATATATTGCTATTTTTGTATTGCTTATTGCTTTTTTATGTGATTGTTAAGATAGGTAATTTATGAAAATATTTAGCAAGTTCTGTATCGGGGCACGGCGGTCCTCGGTAATTAAATGAGATACCGCCCCTATGATGGGCAAGCCAGAACCCCGAAGAATCGTAGCTGGCACTCAAGGACTTGTTTTTTTAAGGAAAGAAACATGAATAAGAAAACAGACGATTTCTTAGACGTTGCTCTTGGTGTATACCTCTGTGGCATTGCTATTGTAGGTGTGGCTGCATTAATTGTCGTGTCGAGTGTTGGTATTATTAGTTGTTTTAGGTAAGAAAGAATAATGAAGTGTAAATGCAAACGATGTTCTAAAGTTTTTAATAGTTGGAAGAGCTATCGTCATTGTCGTTCATGTCGGGAGTGGCTTCCAGAGGCAAATAAGGATTGTTTATGGGCTTAAATAAATACAGAAACCAACTTTGTTTATGTGGTAGCGGTAAGAAATTAAAGCATTGCTGCTGGTCTAAGCATTTGGGTATCTGTGAGAGTTTTAGACCTGACAACGATTTATACACTAAAGGCGGTAGGAGAAGATTACCAGTATTTATTAAGCGAACAGGTGATAATTTATGGCTGAGTTAATTGACAAGATGATTGCCGTTGACCCGTTAGTTTGGGCAAGTACGAGAAGGATTAACCTCCGAGATGGGATTAAGTTCTCTCTCGTTGGTATGCCTTACTTGGGCGATTTAGTCAACTGTGGTAAGACTATTATGAACTGCAAGAAGGGCGCTCAGGTCTGCATGACGACTACTAAGTACCTCGAGGCCGTTCATGCGTGTTATTACAAGAAATACGACCAGTCTGTAATGTATATGATGCCTACAGTCACCGCTGTAGAGAGATTAGCTAAGGTTTCATTCGACCCGATATTCCAATTCAATCCATGGCTTGGCGCTTCTTGTGGTACGAATACTACTATGTGCAAAGAGATTAACGGCAGGTCGTTAGTTATGGTAGGTGCTCAACCTAAGAAGGTTGGCGGTTCGAGTACTAAAGATACCGATAATTTAAGAAGTATCCCCTGCGACTGTGTAATGAGGGACGAGATTGACTTAATGGATATGGATATGGTCTATATGAGTAAACAGAGGCTCAAGAGGTCACGATTCCGCCATGAAGTTAACTTTGGTTCTCCCACTTATCCCGGCTATGGTATTGATTTACTCTACGAGGAGTCTGACCAGCGGAAATGGCACATAAAATGCCGGTCATGCGGTAAGTATACCTGTCTGGTAGAGTCGTTCCCCGATTCGATTAAACTAAAAGACGGTAGATGGTATCGAGCCTGTGTCCACTGCGGTAAGGAGATTTTCGTTATAGACGGCCAATGGCAAACCGATTTCCCCGATAGACGCGAGGCTGGTTTCTGGATTGACGGGTTAATTTCACCTTACGCCGCCCTTGACGAGTATATGTACCAGTACAATAACATAGAAGGCTCCAGAATGGCCGAGTTCATGCGTTCTACTTTAGGAATGGCAATGATAGAGGCTGAGCATCAATTAAGCGATACAGCCGTCTATTCGCGTTGTACGCAGAACCCTAACCAGCTTATCTCAGTAGGTGAGACTTGTATGGGTGTCGATATAAATAAGCAGATTAACGTAGTTATAGGAATTAGAACTGCAAGGGACGCTTTTGAGATTCTTCACGTTTCAAGAGTAAATGATTTACACGAACTGCACGATATAGCTTTAAAAATGAATGTTCGGAGCGCTGTAATAGATTCAGGGCCTTACGACCACGGTGTTAGAGATTTTCAGACCACTGAGCCTTATACTGTTTATTTATGCCAGTATTCGGAACAGATGCCAGGAAGACCTAAATATGACGCTAAGAGCGGACTCGTTAAAGTAAATCGCAACGAATGGATGGATAAAGTCCATTCGACTTTTATGGACAATAAGATAAGGATTCCCCGCCAGTCTTTAGAGATAAAAGAATACGCATCTGAAATGACTAAGACGGCTAAAACAATACTGACAAATGCAGATACAGGCCAGACTAAACCAAGATGGGTTAAATTAGGAGCAGACCATTACTATCATAGTACGCTTTACTTCCTATTAGCAGCTTTAAGAAGCTCTCCAAGACAGAGATACCAAACTAAAATAAACAGACCAACCCACGCCAGTAATAATTTTAAATAAGGAGAAAGAAGAATGGAAATAAAACTTGAAAACTTATGGGATGAGTTTGAATTTAATGAGACCTTAAAAGAGCATGTCGAAGGAAAAGTTGATAAATATATTGAAAAAATCTCAGAGCAAATAGACCGAGCTATAGAAAAAAGGATAACATCAGCTATCGCAGATATGAATAGAGAACTTAGCATTGCAAAGACATTTAGTGAATGCGCAGACACAAAAATAAACAAACATTTATTGACACATTCAAATAAGGAGAAAGAAGAATGACTGAATGTAAGAATTGTAAAACAGAATTGACGGAAATGAAGGACGATAAGGGTAAAGTAAAGTGCCTGAGATGCTTAAAGTGTAATCCCCTAACGAGGTACACACCTCCGGCAGAAAAAGAAACGAGGTACGTTGATATTAAGATGTCAGAGGAAACCGTAATTGAGATAATCGACAGAGTAGTTCCCGATATGGTTAGAGGGATTCTGGAGAACTGGCATATCCAAAAACCTCCTGTAACTAAAGATGAGTCGCCTGAAACATGGCGCGAACAGGCAAAGAGTCTGGAAATAGAAGTTTACGACAAAGTAAATAAGAAACCAAGACTAAAAGTAGATGTTCTCAAAGATATAGATGAAAAACTAAAAGCTCCCCAATAAGGGGACAATATTTAATGCCGGAAACGGCAGAATGGAGGTAGCATATGGCTACTTATGCTTCAAAGTTAAGAAGTGGGGCTGTAGATGGAACAACTATTCGCCTAAACAAAAGTGGGACGGTAAGTTCTAATGTTCCAATGGAACCACTCGGCAAGGCTTTTTATGTTGACGCTACGAATGGTACTACATCAGATGATGGTCTTTCGTGGGACACAGCAGTCAATACGGTAGATTTGGCTATTGCTAAGTGTACTGCCAACTCTGGAGATGTTATCTTCATGGCTCCGTGGCACGCCGAAACGGAAGCTGTAGCTGCGACAGCGGTGTGGACAATGAGCACGGCTGGTGTTTCGCTGATTGGTGTAAAGCAAGGAAACCAAATGCCTACGTTTACTATCACAGCCGCAGATGCTTATGCTTCTGTTACTGGTGGAAACTGTCTCGTTCAAAACTGTAAGTTTGTAAGTGGTATTGAAGATTTAGCTTCAGCATTAACCTTAGGCGCTGCCGCTGACGGAACTACCATTGATGGCTGTTCTTTCCTTGACGGCGGAACTACTATCTTAGAGATGGTAATCGGTATAAGTATAACAGCAGCGTGTACGGACGTAACAATAAATAATTGTTTCTTTAGTACAACTCCTGCTGGTTCTGGAACACTTGCCGGTATTCACGCCCTTGGCGCGGCTGATAGACTGCGTATAACTAATTGTCGATTCGTTGGCGACTGGAATACTCAAGCGCCTATAGATATTCTCGACGCAAAGAGTCTTGACGTTTACATAGCAGATAACGACATCTTTAATCTTGATGACGCCTCTGGTCTTGCAATTAGCGTACAAGCTACAACAACTGGTTTGATTGTTCGTAACCTGATATTCTCAGGCCAAGACACGGTTGCTGGACTATCTACTGCTGATAAATGTGGACAACTTGAAAACTACCAGACTACTGTTGAGGCAGAATCTGGAAATCTTGTTCCTGCTGCTGGCGACTGGGGAGCTTAATAAACATTAACGCTTACCTATAATGGTAAGAAAGGAATTACAATGGCTACTTATGCAAGTAAATTAAGAAATGAGGCAATCGACGGGACAACCGTTAGATTGAATGGGGACGGAACAATTAGTTCCAACGTCCCAATGGAACCGCTTGGCAAGGCTTTTTATGTAGATTCAACTAATGGAACTGCTACAAGTGACGGACTTTCGTGGGATACAGCGGTTAGTACAGTAGATGCCGCGATTGGAAAGTGTACTGCAAGTAAAGGTGATGTGATTTTTATAGCTCCTTGGCACGCTGAAACAGAGGCAGGAGTAGATACCGCAATCTGGACGATGGACATTTCTCACGTCTCTCTTGTCGGTTTAACACAAGGTAGGCAAATGCCCACGTTTACATTTACAGATGATGGCGCTTTGGCAACTGTTACGGCTGCGAACTGTCTTGTTAAAAACTGTAAGTTTGTAAGTGGTATTGAAGACTTAGCTTCAGCATTAACTTTAGGCGCTGCCGCTGATGGTGCAACTATTGATGGCTGTCACTTCTTCGATGGCGGAACCGCTGTTTTGGAAATGGTACTTGGTATAACTATAACAGCCGCCTGTACCGATGTGACTATTAAAAACTGCGTCTTTAATACATTCGCAATTGGTTCTGGTACATTGGCTGGTATTTTCGCCGCCGGTGCTGCTGACAGGCTTAATATAACACATTGTCAGTTCTTAGGTGATTGGAACACACAAGCACCAATAGATATTCTTACTGCGAAAAGTACCGATGTTTATATCGCAGACAATGACATTTATAATCTCGATGCAGGAACTGGTTTTGGTATTAGCGTACAAGCTACGACAACTGGTTTGATTGTCCGCAATCTGATTTTTGCTGGAAAGAACACTGTGGCAGGAATATCCGCTGCTGCCTGTGGGTCACTTCAGAACTACCAAACTACGGTTGAAACTGAAAGTGGAAATCTTGTTCCTGCTACTGGCAATTGGGCAACTTAATAGAATTTTAGTGTGCAGTGTCTGTGAAAGGGCGCTGCCACTATTCAAGTGAGGCAATAAAATGTCTGGACATATGTTCAATATAGGCGATAAGCAACGTCTTGATAGAGAGGAAGGTCTAACTGACCAACTCCCAAGACAGATGATGCGAACCGCAGATGATAGTGTTATGAATACAGAACGCGAAGCCGAAGAGTTTAGCGAAGGTGGAGATATGAACTTCATTTTTGATGGACTCTTAGAGGCTTTACGAAGACAAAGGAGTATATAATGTCATTACTTTTTAGCAAACCACAACAACCTAAAATGCCGCGAGCACCCGAACCCGTAGAAGATGTCGCGACAATCAAAGAAGATGCTGAAGTATCTGCGCAGAAGAGAAAGAAGAAACTCCTTAGAGGTGGTAGGCGCAGTACGATTTTAAGCGGAATTACGCAATCTTTAAAAGAGCGCTTAGGAAAATAATATGGCTAAAAACGTAAGAACTAAAAACGATTCCGTAAGTGCCGTGCTTGAAAGATACGACAAAGCCAAGTCTCGCAAGCAGGAGTCTGACGGTCTTCGTCAGGAGGCAGGTCGTTATTCATGGCCTAACGCATGGCGGCAGGTTCATAATATAGAGCAATCTGAGGGTGAGCAAAACACTGTAAATCTTTACGATTCAACGGCTCTTATGGCAGCGTTCACTTTAACGTCCGGATTATTTTCATTCTTAATGCCTGCCGGTGCGTTTTGGTTTGGGTTCACTGCTCAAGACCCTGAATTAAACAAAAATCCTGAGATATTAAAATGGATGTCGATGTCTTCGTCCGCTACTCATAAGGAGATATGGCGGTCGAATTTCCAACGTGAAATGTTTATGACAATCCGTTCAATGGTAGTTTTTGGGACTGGTATAATCTCTGTAGAACTTATAGGTAAAGATTTAGTGTTCCAGTCTCATCATGTCGGATTTATGGCGTTTGATGATAATAACCGTGGCGAAATAGATACTGTATATCGAAAGATATTCTACACTACAAGACAGGCCGTTCAGGAGTTCGGTATAAAAATTAAAAGTAAAACTATTCAAAAAGCGATTACAGCTAAGAAGTGGGACGAAAAATTTGAGTTCGTTCACGTTTGTTCGCCTAATAAAGATTTCGATAAGACCAAAATAGGCGCGAAGAATAAGAAAGTTAAGTCTCAATATATAATGATTAAAGATAAGTCCGTTGTTAAGCGAGGCGGGTTTGACCAGTTGCCTTACTTGGTAGCGAGATTTGCTTTGGTTCCCGGCGAGATAATGGGTAGAGGCCCTGCAATAGAGTTACTACCAGAGATTAAGATGTTGAATCGAATGAAGTCCTCGTTTATCGAAGCGGCAGAAAAGGCCGTTAATCCTCCGTTAATAGCGGAAGATGATGGAGTAATAGGTCAGCCGGTAACCGAACCCAATGGTATGATTTACGTCAGGACTGGTGCGCAATTCCCTGTACCGCTAAAAACAGGAAGCAATCTTCAGGTAAATGCAGAGATTTTACGCGACCAGCAGATGGTTGTTAAAGAAGGATTTTTAATAAATAGATTTAACACTCTCGAAGACAAGAGAAATATGACAGCCTTTGAAGTTGGTGTTAGAAAAGAAGACGACCTTACGATTGTTTCTCCGCAGGTAACTCCATTACAGAAAGAGACCTTAGACCCATTACTTACAAGGTCACTTGAACTTTTAGTTAAGGCAAAAAGAATACCTCAACCGCCACAGAGTTTTGATTTTGATATTGCTTATCAAGGAAGACTTTCATTAGCGATGGCAAGTGTTCAATCTAATGCTATGGAGGCTACACTTGCTAAGTGGCAACCTTACGGCGAGGTAACTCCTGTATATGAGAACGTAAACTTCGATGAAGGATTCAGGCAGTCGTGGTTATCGTCAGGTGCTCCTGCCGATGTCCTTACCGACTTCAATGAAATGATGGAAGATAGGAAAAAGCGTCAACAGGAAGACGAGGCCGCTGCTCAGGCACAGCTTGTGGAAACTGCAAGTAAGGCTTATCGTAATGTTCAGTCAGCCCCCGAATCAGGGTCTATAGCGGAACAGTTAGGAGAGCAAGTATGACAGAAGCAGAAACACAGAAAATAGAAAATGAGAAGAAAAACGAAGAGCGTGCAAATTGGTACAAACGAATGGCTCAAACTAATGATGGTAAAAATATTATAGTAGACCTTGCCGACTATTGCGGGCAGAACAAGTCGAGCGTCTGCCGTCAGTCCCCGAACCCGTATCAGACTTCATATTGTGAAGGATTAAGAGCCGCGTACCTGTATATAAATGGAATGATAAATCGTAAGGAGAAAGAAGAATGACTGAATTATTAGATGTAAACACTGAAGCCACTGAGACTGCCACTGAAGCTACTAAAACTACTACTGAAACATCAAGTTGGCACGGCGACGAATACGGCGAACTGGTAAAAGCCAAAGGTTGGAACGGTGCGGATGATGCGTTAAATGGATATTCGCAACTTGAAAAACTTAAAGGTATGCCGGAATTTTCTAAGTATATGGCTGATATTCCAGATGGTACTGATGGATATAAGTACGAATTTAAGGGTGATGGAGAATCGCCTATAAGCAAGGAATTACTGGATGGATTTTTCCAATTTGCTCACGAAAAACACATGCCTAATTCGTTTATAAATGACGTTATTGATTTTCAATTAGATGCGATTAAGGCCGGCGATGAGATGTTCGCTACACAACAGACAGAACGCAAAACTGAAAATATCGAATCTATGAAAAAAAAGTGGCAAGCCGACTACGACTCTACGATTACAAAGATTGATACTGTGGCAGAAAAGCTCGGTGTTAAGGCGTATTTTGAAACTATGGGAATAGATAAAGAGCCGGAAATTGTGAATATGCTTTTGACTATTGCCAATAGCGACTCAGAAGATACTCTTAATACTGATGGTGATGCTCCTCCTGCTGCGACTACATTACAGGATAAATTAACTGAGATTATGAAAAGTGAAGCTTATTTACAAAGATTCCATCCAGACCATAAAAAAGTAATGGCGGAATTTATGGAACTTAATATGACTATAGCAAATACGGGGCAGCAAAAAGCTCCCCAGTAAAAATAAATTATGGCGGACAAGTTGTAAGACCCCGCCTGACGATAGTAAACTATCCGACTGCTGTGCGTGAATTAGTAGTGATGGCCTCTTAATGAGACAACCTGAGCGTTAGAACTAAAGTTGTTTTTTTAAAATGGAGGCCAATTATGGCTACACGTGCCAGAAACACGAACAGTATCGATGGGTATACAGAGGCGTTTTTTAACTCCTATACCTCTGGATACGAGCATGTTCTCCAAGAACGGAAACCTCAATATCAGGGACTTCTGCGTGAAGAGCGGATAGAAGGCGAGAACGAATCTTACGATTTCCTCGGCACTATCGAACTCGACGAGAAGACCTCAAGGTTTGAGGACATTCCAATCGAGGACATGACACACAATCGTAGGTGGATAACACCTAAATTTTATGAAAAGGGAATATTTGTCGATAAGTTAGACGATATTGCTTTACATACCGACCCGACCAGTGATTACATTCAGGCTCTTGCCAAGGGTGAAATCAGAAGGCAGAATATCACTGTGACGGACTCATTCTTTGCAAATGTTAGTGGTGGTAAGACTCCCGGTGTTGATACTTTTACATTCACCGAATCTCTTTATGTCACCTCTACGAATACGTCCACTGCCGGTCGTGTAATTGCACATGACACACAGTCTGACTTTACTGCCGGTGGCGTATCGTCTGGTCTTACGATAGAGAAATTAGTACTTGCTCGTCAGGCACTAATGGAACTTGAGAACGACCCTGATGATATGTTTTACATTGCAGTATCACCCAAACAGATGTCAGACCTTCTTCGTGAAGCTGAAACTCAGAGTATTGATACAAACATCATACGTTCACTCGTAGCTGGTGTTGTCAATGAGTATATGGGTTTCAGATTTGTTGTTACTAATAGAATCAAAATCGGTTCGAGTAACGACATAGACTCTGATACAAGTGTCTATGAAGTTCCTGTTTGGACAAAAGAGGGTATGCTCTTCGCAAAGCATCAGTCCCCAATTTTTAGCGTCGACAAGCTGCCGCGTAAGCAGATATGGCAAATTAGCGCCCGAGTCGGCATGAGTGCAATCCGCATGGACGAAGATAAAGTTCTTCGTATTGAGTGCATATAAGAAAGGAGCTTTATTATGGCAGCTATAACAACTGCAAGTGGTGCTAACTATACTAATGTTGCGGCAATCATAGCCGGAACATCTGGCATCGGTGATTTTGTTGATGGCGCAAATCAATGGGGCACAAAACTTCGTGTCGTTTTTGATACTTACGCTCTTGACGGTGATACAATGGCCGCTGCTGGCGTAATCACTATGGGCAAAGTTCCGAAAGGTGCGATTGTTCTTGGTTTTTATGTTTCTAACGAGGCTAATAGTGCGGCTACTACCGCCGATTTACAGTTAGTTGATAGTGATGGAAACATTACTACAGCTACCGCTTCGGAAGCGTGGACAAGCTGGAATACAGCAAACCAACAGTTCATTCCATGTCTTGAAGCTATCGCCGCTGCTGGTGGGCTTGATGAAGCACATACAGTAACGGTAACAACTGCCGCTCAGACTTATGCCGATGGTGTAAGTATAGCGGTTGCAACTTTGTATATTGTTGAAGATTAGTTTTAATGGGCGGGAGTTTCGGCTCTCGCCCTTATTTTGAAAGGTATATATCATGGCTTTAAGCGCTGCTGAAGTAATTCATAATTTAGCTTTAGGCCGAATAGGAGAGTTTGAAGTAGAAGATACTGCTGCGTCAAGGGCATTGAAGCAGAATCTGCTTTGTATTCGTTACTACGACCAAGCGTTATATATAACCTTGCGCGCCCATCCGTGGAACGAAGCTAAGAAAAGAGTTATAATTGCACAAGATAGTGACGATGCTGTGTTCGGTTACGACAGACAATATACCCCACCAACTGATTGTTTAAGGGTTCTATCGGTAAATGATGCTATTGGCGCAGAACCAAAGAATCGTGCTGCCGGTATTTATTCGTGGGAAGTGGAGAACGGAAAGATTCTATCAAACGCAGGCAAAGCACCACAGACTTGGGCGACTGATACTAAATATGTAGACGGAGAGTTCATATCTGCCACGGCTGTTACTTGGGCTACTTCAACTGCTTATATCGAAGACCAATTCGTTAAAGACGGAGACTTAGTTTATCTGGTCTTAGCTGACCACACCTCATCTACAATCGCCGCAGATATAACAGCCGGTGATTTACAGGCTGGTGTGCAGGGAAGTACCGGAACTTACGAAGTTCTGGTAAGTCATATTTCCGATACACTCCTCGCAGATGTAGCTTCTGCTGATATTGAAGCAGTCGGTTCTGAATCGAGAGTTATTTATGTGGAGTACATTTACGAATTAACTACAACCTCGTCATGGTCTTCTAATCTTACCGAAGCTGTTGCTACTCAATTAGCAATTAAAATAGAACCCGGAATCGCAGGTAATATAGAGGTAAATTCAAAATTATTAAACGAGTTTGAACGATTAACAATGCCGAAGGCAAGGTCTATGGATGGCGCTGAAGGCAAGCCTAAGCCAATCTTTAATTCTCAATGGATACGAGCGAGAAGTTCAGGAATATAATGCACGAAAAATCAGAGTTTACTGCTGTTGATAGTTATAATATTGTAAAGACCGTAACGGGCGGTACTACAGATACATTTCCTACTGAATTTCCATTTGGGATAACTTCTGGCGATATGGACTTACTGAAACCCAGTAATGGCGCAATAGGAACTGAGACAAGGTCTTATCGACTTGGAATCTTAATGACTGCCAAAGGAACTGCCGGCGGAACTGGTACTGTAATGGTAACTGGAGCGTCCGAAGGCGGGCCGAGAGAACTTATCTGTTCGCTGGCTATTACAATGAACGCAGTTGTTGAAACTGGTGACTGGCGAATAGTAGATGAAATGGTCTTAACGTCTACTCATTTATCCGGATGCGGTATTGCAGTTGCCGACAGTGAAAATAGCAGACCGACCAAATTCGGCGCAGACTTCATCGGTTACAGATACCCGAAGTTCTACGTCACTTCATTAACGAATATAACAGACCTCAGGATATTTGCGAGATATTTCTAATGTCATATAAAAAAGGAAACACGCCTTGGATAAAAGGCAAAAAACATTCAGCTGAGGCAATAGAGAAAATGAGACTTGCTAAGTTAGGAAAGAAGCATTCTGCAGAGCATAATGCAAATATTGGAAGTGGCGGTGCTGGTAGAAAGCATTCAGAAGCAACAAGAGATAAGATGAGTAACTCACATAAAGGTAAGAAAAAAACAAAAGAGCATATAGCAAAAATATTTGCTTCTCTAAAGGGATATAGGCCAACCGCGGAAACAAGGGCAAAAATGAGTGCCTCTGCTAAGGGAAAGGTTCTTAGTGATATTCATAGAAAAAGAATAGGCGAATCGCAAA